AACTTATCAATTTGATGGTTCTGATAATGTTAGAATCGTTATGAACTTTGCATTAGGAGTACAATGTGCAGTTGCTACTGATGGAGTTTATGGTTCAACTGTTTGGACTTAATAGATACTTTAAAAATGGGGGGTTGAAATATACTCCCCTTTTTATTAACTTTTAATAATTAATAATATGGCTTGTGATATAACAAGAGGACGTTTAATAGATTGTAAAGACAGTATAGGTGGTTTAAAAGCTATTTACATTGCTAAATCATACAGCAATAATGTATCTGCTGTTGCTACAATAAACGCCACAGAAATGACCGCAGCAGGTTTTGCTACATGGTCTTGTTGTGGTGGTACTGTTGAAGTGTTTAAATATGACCTAGTGCCAAACTTATCTAGTATGACTGTTAATATACAATCAGACAATGCTAATGGAACTACATTCTTCAATCAAACATTATCTGTAACACTACAAAAGATTGACCACGATATGACTAATGAACTTAGACTTATGGCATATTCAAGAAGTCAAATCTTTGTACAAGATGAGAATGATAATGTATTCTTATTAGGTATTGATGGTGGTTGTAACGTAACAGGAGGTACAGTTATAACAGGTGCTGCTAAAGGTGACTTAACAGGATATACAATAGAATGGGGTGCAGAAGAAAGAAATGCGTTGATTCAGTTGCCTGCTAGTGCAGGTGCTGCAACAGCTAAATTCCCGTTTGATGGATTATCTGACGAAGCTAATTTAACAATCACATCAGGAACTTAATCGTTACTCTAAATAGAAAAGAAAAGGGGTTTTTTGCCCCTTTTTTTGTACACTAAAAAACAATATCTTAACTTTTATATTTATAATAAACTACTATGGCTTGGAAATTAAAAAAAGAATGGGAAGGTAAAAGTATTGACACTATCAATATTCCATTAAATGACTTAACACAAAAGCAAATTGCAGGACTTAATGAAAGCGTTAGAGATGCTTTATTTGTAAAAGAAACTAAAAAGAAAAAAGATGATTCAAGCTACAAGAAATAATAGCACATCACAAACAGCTAACTTTATAAGGCTTAATCTATATGATAAAATGACTAGCTCTACTATTTATAATCCTTTAATTAGTATAACAAGTCAATTAACAGGAAAAACTAAAAGCTTTGCATCAGGTTTTACAGACACAAGCAATAAAGACAGATTCATTAGTATGTTATATAATATTACAAATGATGGCACTGAAGGTCTTGCGGGAGGTATAGTGAGTCTTGGAGATTCAAACTTTCCTTATGGTTTTTATGATGTCACTATATTTCAAAACACAAGCAATATAAATGTTGATCCTTCTGGCTTGACTACAATATTTACAGGACTATTAAATTTTAAGGCAGTAAATAATAATGCTGTAAATTATACTGAATATACAACTAATGATTCAGACACAGAATCGGTATACATAACCAACAATTAATTATGAAATTAGATTTAATAAAATTATCACATTACAATATACCGCACTTAGTAGAAAATTCAAGAAATGATTGGATTAGCTTTGGTGAGGACAATTTATATCCTAATTACTTACTAGAATTATTCTTAGGTAGTGCTATTAATGGCGCTTTAATTAAGTCTATTGGCGCTATGATATACGGAGAAGGGTTAGCTGCTACAAATGCAGATGAAAATACAGGCACAAAAGAATCATATTTGCGATTAACAGAATTATTACACAATTCAGATGATGATGTTCTAAAAGATTTAGCAATGGACTTAAAGCTATTCGGTGGCTGTTATGTTAATGTTATATGGTCAAGGGATAGGTCAAAGATTGCTAAGATGAAGCACGTACCTGCTCAGTATATACGTTCAGGTAAAATGATTGACGGTGAAATAGATACTTACTATTATAGTGCTGATTGGTCAAAAGTAAAAAAGTCACAATTCAAACCTCGTGCTTATGCAGCTTTTAATACTGAGGATAGAACACAAGCAAGTCAAATCTTAATGATTAGAGATAAAAACCCTGCTTTATTTTATGGCTTTGCTCCTGATTATGTAGCTGCTACAGATTGGATTCAAATGGAATTAGAGATTGCACAATTTCACTTATCTAATATAACGTCAGGAATGACTCCTAGTATGCACGTTGGATTCTCTAACGGTGTACCTACAGACGAAGAACGCAGAACTATTGAAAGACAACTTAATGCTAAATTTGCAGGTAGTGGAAACGCAGGAAAGATTCTTATTACTTTTAATGACGGAAAAGAAACAGCACCAATTATAGAACCTATACAAATGAATGATGCACAAAGTGCTTGGGAAGGTATGTCAAAACAGGCTGTAAATCAAATACTAGCAGGACACAGAGTTACGTCACCTATATTATTTGGTATTAGAGCAGAAGGTGGTGGTCTTGGTAATAATGCAGACGAATTACGTGATGCGTTTAGCTTATTTTCAAATACTGTGGTTATTCCGTTCCAAAACACGCTTTTAAAGGGTTTAGAGAAGATATTTAGAGTTAATGATATAAACCTTGATTTATACTTTAAATCGCTTAAACCCGCTGATTTCATTAATTTAGAAGTTACTAAGACACAAAGCGAGGAAGATCAAGAGAAAGAAGGTGTTACAAAAGAGGACATAAATACAGAAGATTTAAAGCACGAATTTAAAGACTTACAAGATATAGACACTAAACCAACAAAAGGAATGGTTGAAGAAGCTATAAAAGGTTTAGAATGGCGCAGAGAGTATGGACGTGGAGGCACTCAAGTTGCAGTTGCTCGTGCTACAAATATTAAGAACGGTGACAACCTTAGCTTAGATACGATTAAAAGAATGAATAGTTTTTTTGCAAGACACGAAGTAGATAAACAAGCTGAGGGGTTTTATCCTGGTTCAGATAAATTTCCGTCAGCAGGGAGAATTGCTTGGGCGTTATGGGGTGGAGATGCAGGTCAATCTTGGGCAGCTAAGAAAGTAAAAGAAATAGAGGGTGTTAGAGCTGATTTATCTGATGAAGAATTTGATGATGTATTTGATGCGCTAGAAGGCGAACAAATAGATTTAGACAAATGGGAAGTTGTAGATAAGCAAGATTATGTAGAGGATTATTGTGATTGGGCAGATAGCTTTATAGAACCTAAAGACATAAAAGATAAATTTGCAGACGAAATAGATAGCAAAGAGGATAAATTTAGCTACTTAGATAAATCATATTACAGGGTTAGATTTAAGTATATTAAAAAGAGTAGAAAACCAAGCAAATCTACAAGAACATTTTGCAAAAATATGATGCGACTATCTAAGGGTGGTTTTGTATATAGAATTGAAGATATTGATGCAGCTAGTAGAGCAGGAGTGAATAAGCAATTGGGACACAAAGGCAGACCGTATGACCTTTTTAAATTTAAAGGTGGTGTATATTGCAGACACGCTTGGAAGGTGATTCTATATAGATTAAAAGAAGGCACAGAATTAAAAGACGGTCAAAGTATGAACGATTATAAAAAGACAGATAGCATACCTAAAACATACACACCAAGACCTAGAGGAATTAAAGATGCAGTAATAGCACCTGAAAATATGCCAAATCAAGGACATTATCCAGGCGTAAAATAAATTAAAATATGGCAATACAACATACATTATTTATATCAGCAACAAGATTAAAAAAGGACACAGCATTAGGCGGTTCAGTAGATGACAACCTAATAATGCCTTATATACTATTGGCACAGGATATGAACATTCTTCCTGTGCTTGGAACTGATTTATATGAAGCACTAAAAACTAAAATACAAGGTGGCACCCTTACAGGTGATTATAAGACCTTAATGGAAACTTATATTCAACCTGCACTTGTACAATTTTCGTTTTCAACACTTGCGCCATACCTTAGACTTCGTTTCAGTAATAGTAGCGTCGTGGTTATGGGTGGAACAGAACAATCTTCTAGTGCTACTTATGATGACATAAAACCACTAATGGACACAGCTACAGATGCAGCACAGTTTTATAGACAAAGATTAATAGATTATATAACTGACAAAGGAAGCTCAGCATTTCCTGAGTATGCTAGTAATAATGATCCAGGTGAAATGTCACCAACGGTGCGTAACTATTATGCAGGATTAAATTTAGACGTAGCACCATTAAGCAATAGAATGAAAAGTTTTTTACAAGGAGCAAATATTACTACGTATGACTGTTAAAAGACGGACATATCCTAGTAGCTTAGAGAACTTTAAAAAGCTAAAAAATTATATTAAAAAATTAAACAATGGCAGGACAAAGATTAACCGACAAGACAGCACTAAACAATCACACAGGTAGTGGTGATTTATATATGATCGTGGACGTGTCAGACCAAACAGGTAGCACAGAAGGAACATCTAAGAAATTAGATTCAAAATTTGTTATTCAAACAGATAAAATTTCTGTCACTAGTGCAGAATTTCAAGCTATGGATTCAACAGGTGGAGCAGGAACTTTTAAAACTTTAGCAAATGGTCCTGGTGCAGGCTTTGGATATATACTATTGTCAGCAGTAGTTTGTGCTAAATATGTTTCTTCCACCGACAGCGCAAATAAAGCCTTATACGTAGGTTATGATTCTACTACTTCAACTAGCTATTGGGGTTCAGCAGGAAGGTTTATGTCTGGTGTAGCAGAGGATAGTACATATAATATGAAATATATTGGTAGTACAACTAGAATGGTAGCATCAGGAATAGACAACAAGCCATTATTATTATGGAGTGCAGGTAATTATAATGGTGACTTCACAGCAGATGTGTATATAACTTACCAAATAGTACAATTATAATGGATAAGTTAGAATATATAGGTTGTTTTTTTTGTGGTAATTTACTAACTGTGTCTATGTTACCCGCACAAACATTAGTGGAAACAGTTATTTTAGGACTTTTAGGGGGTTTTGTTGCAATGTTTAGTAAAGACCTTTATGCAATAGTTAAAAGGTTCTTAAAACGCAAATTATGAGGATTAGCAAGAATTTTACATTAGCAGAACTTATTAAAAGCAATACAGCTACAAGGCTTGGTATTTCTAATGCCCCCGACAAAGAAGGAATGCACAAACTCAGACTATTAGCCACCGAACTCTTACAGCCTCTCAGGAATGCAGTTGGTCCATTAAGGGTTACAAGTGGCTATCGGTCTGAAAGTCTTAACAAAGCAATAGGTGGCTCAAATAAGTCACAACATACTAAATGTGAAGCAGTAGATTTACAGTTTGTTAAACGTGGCAAGATGGACAATATGAAAATTTATAATGCTATTATAAACCACGCTATAGAATTTGACCAATTAATACTAGAGTTTGGCAATCCTGCTCCAACAGCAGAAAAGGACAGCGACAATCCAGATTGGATACATTTAAGTTGGAAAGTCACAGGAAATAGAAGGGAGATTCTAGTTGCTTATAAAGACGAAAACAACAGAACTAAATACAGAAAACCTAATAACTATATTTGCTAATGAAATTTCTTACAAAACTTTTTGGAAATATGTCGCTTGATGTTAATAACCTGGTTGATAATATTGTGACAACTGATGAAGAACGAAAAGAACTTAAGATTAAATTTAAGCAAATGATTTTAGATGCTCAGGCTAACGCAGAAGAACAAATAACTAGAAGGTGGGAAAGTGACAACAAAGCAGGTTGGTTACCTGCTAACATCAGACCACTAACTCTAGCTTTTTTAGTAGTATCTACTGTCTTACTTATCTTTATAGAAGGTGGTGTTATAAGTTTTGAAGTTAAGGATAATTGGATAGACTTACTACAATTAACATTAATAACGGTGATAGGTGCTTACTTTGGTGGGCGAAGTTTTGAAAAAACTAAAGGCAAATAAAACAATTAAAAGAATATCGGTTACGTTTAACAAAGTCTGAACACGACTTAATTAAAAATATACGCCAATCCGAAGGTAATGGCTTGAATAACGTCCTTGTTATTGGTGACCTTCACGAACCATTCTCTCTTGATAAATACTTAGAATTTTGTATAGCTAAATATCACGAATTTGATTGTACAGAAGTAGTGTTCATTGGTGACGTAATAGACAATCATTATAGCTCTTATCACGAAACATCAGCAGACGGATTAGGTGGTGCTGATGAATTAGAGTTTGCAATCAAAAGAATATCACGTTGGTATAAAGCATTTCCTAAAGCAACTGTAATAATTGGTAATCACGACCGTATGGTTATGCGTAAAGCACAAACATCTGCAATACCTAGTAAGTGGATTAAAAGCTATAAGGAAGTCTTAGAAGTGCCTGGTTGGAACTTTGTAGAACGCTATGTAAAAGATGATGTACAATATTTACACGGTGAAGGGGGTACAGCTAGAACAAAATGTAGAGCAGATATGATGAATACTGTTCAAGGACATTTACACACACAAGCATATACAGAACATTATGTAGGTCAAAATTTTAGAATCTTTGGTTGCCAAATAGGATCAGGCATAAACTTTTCAAAATATAGCTTTGCATACGCTAAGGCAGGTAAAAAACCTGCTATTGGTTGTGCTGTTATTTTGAATAATGGAAAATTACCTATAAATTTACTAATGGAATTATGAGTGAAAATAAACACATATACGTTAAAGATATTAAACTAGATGCAGAATACACGTATAATAAAGACAGCAAGAAAGTCTTTAATACTAAAAAATTACGCAGACACTTTAATATTATTCTAAAGAACTTAAAATAGGATAGCACCTGTACACAGGGTTTAATCTCCAGTTGCTCTGTAAAATGTGTTCAATGCAGGTGCTTATTCTATCCAATACGACTTTACATTTGCTGTATTGCCATATCTAGTGTTAACAGTAATGTATTTAGATTGTATGTTTACTCCTATGTCTTTTAATTGTCGTATCACTCCTTGGAGGTCTGCAATTCCTAAATCATACATTGCATTAAATGTTGATATTGTTTTACCTTCTTTCAGGTAGTTATATAATGTGTGTTTTTGTGTTCCTTTTTTCATAATTAAGTAGTTAATAAATTTTTATAATATTCTTCTTGTGCAGGATCATCTTCAATGATTCCTATTATTTTAAACTGTGCTTCACCTTGTTCCCTTAATTGTTCAAGAAAGCTGTCTAGTTGTTTTTCTGTGCCTTTAAATTTGATATGATTATAGCTTGACTGTATGTCAGTTGTTTGAACTCCTGATATAAATGGATCATTAGTTTGCACATTCCAATAGCCTTTGCCTTGTATTATGTAGTTTTTCATATATTAAATATTAATGTGATTAAAAACCTGCCTATAAAATAGCTTGTAGCTATTGTAAAAAATATCTTTGATTTCATATCTATTTGTTTAGTTGTTTAACAATATATTCAACATCACCTAGTTTAGTAATGTATTCAGTACGTTCATTAGAATCTTTTATATTGTCAGCTAAGACAAATAATTCATATAAGTGGTCTAACATTTTTTCTTTCATTATAAAGTATTTTAATAATTAGTATGACACAAATATATGTAAAATAAATTTAACACAAACACAATCAATGTTTATATTTATTAACAATACGAATGTTAATAACTATTAAATTAATTTTATTGTATGTGAAATAAATTTGTTATTATTGCTGTATGATTTTAAATATAAAACTATGAATGAAAAACTAAAAAGGATTATAGGTTACGCTATGTATGAGAACGATCTAACTAAATTAGAGTTGTCCGAATATATGGAAATGAGTTATCCAACAATGCTCAATAAACTAAAAGATCCTGGCACACTAAAAATAAGTGAAGCCGAAAAATTATGTGCAATACTTAATTTAAATTTAAGTGAATTTTTAACTAATACTTATAAAGATGAATAAAAGAGATATTTTAAATAGATTATTTGTAGAAAATAATTTAACAGAAGAAGATGTGTTTTCTCATCAGCATTATAAAATTATCACTAGAGGTGGAATTAATAAAATTGAGGCAAATATGAATATAAGTGTTTTCTTTGAAGTTATTAAATGTGATCCTCATTTTGCAGTAGTAAAAGCTGTGGCAACAATGGGTGATAAAGAAATAGAAACATTTGGTAGTGCTTTGAAAGGTAATACATTTAAAGATGGAAATACTAATTCTTGGTATGTAATGGAAATGGCAGAAAAGAGAGCAATGTCAAGAGCCGTCCTTAAATTAGCAGGTTTTTATGAACTTGGAGTTTTTGGAGAAGATGAAAGCGAATCATTTAAAAGAAGTAATAATTAATAAATAAATAAATATGTATAAAATTAACGGAAAAATAACTAATATAGAGAATCAAAATATTAACACAGATAATGGAGATTTTATCAAAAAGCTAATTACTATTGAAGAATCTGATTCAGGATTTACTCACACTATGCAATTTGAGTTATTTGGTAAAACTAAAGCTGATATAATAGAACACTCACAAAAATTAGCTGTAAATCAATATGTAGATATTGATTTTTATATTAAATGTAGAGAATATAAAGGAAAGTTTTACAATACGCTAATGATTAAAAATTGTAGAATAAGATCAGAAGAAACTATGGAGTCTATTGCAAATGATAATGCACCATTTTAATAATATCCCCCTTGAAATATAGGGGGGTTTTTATATATTTAACTATGAAAAAAACTTATTTTAATCACGATAGTACAGCTAGAAATGACTATCGCATAATAAAACTTAGAGCTACACTTGGTTATGAAGGATATGGCATATTCTGGGCATTGCTAGAAATGTTATTCACAGAAGAAAACAAGATTTGTAAAAGTCAATACGACATATTAGCTTTTGGTTTACAATGTGAAACAGAAAAACTAAGAGCAGTTATAGAAGATTTTGATCTATTTGTAATAGAAGATAATTGTTTTTATTCTAAGCGTTTAAATAATCAAATAGAGCAGATAAATAACAAGTCAATTAAAGCTAAAGAAAGTATTAATAAAAGATGGAATAAAGAGAAAAATATACGAACGTATAACGATAGTAATACTAGTAAAGTAAATAAGAGTATAAGTAAAAGTAAAAGTATAGAAGAAAGAATAGAAGCGTTTAAAAACGCTATACACGCTATTAAAGATATAAGTGATGAAGATAAAAATGATTTCTTCTTGTATTGGACAGAAAAGAATAAGAGTGGTTCTAAGTTTAGAGCTGAAATGCAAAAGACATTTGACATAAACCTAAGATTAAAAAGGTGGGCATCTAATGGCTTTAGTAAAAGTCAAAAGTCTAAATTTCCTGAATACTATGATGAATACACATACAAGAAACTTGACAATAAAGGACAGCAGGAGTATGTTAAGCACTTAAAAAATCTTGGATTTGAAACAGTATATTCACCAACAGCAGGAACGGTCTGGAGAAAAAAGCATAAAGTATGAAAGACCAAAAATACATATTTAGTAGAAGTTTAGGAGTTGATAAAGATGGTACTGAATGGTTAGAAAAAAATATAGATACTTATAAGGGAATGATGAAAAGAAAAGAAATGCGAAAAAAATTTCCATTAAGTTTATTTAAAATAACTCCTTTATTTGAAGAGGGCGAAAGATACAAGCAAGACCCTCTAAACACAAAACAATTAACTTTGCTATGATAGAAGTATTAAAACATTTATTAGGCATCTGTGGTGAGCCACATATTAACATATTTACAATACTAATGACAACACCAATATTGTCTTATATAATTTATAAATTTTACAGATGAAAGAATATCAATTACAAAAAGCAGTTTGCAAATACTTAGACTTACAGAATGTTTTATATTGTGGATCAATGGGAGGACAGTATCAAGTGCATATGTCACAAAGAATAAAAGCTAAAAAGTCTGGCTATAAAAAAGGATTTCCTGATTTATTTATTTATGAACCTAGAGGAAGTTATCACGGATTAGCAATAGAATTAAAGGTTGGATATAATAAACCTACATTAGAACAAATGAATTGGGCAAAAAAATTAACTGAAAGAGGTTACTTAGCTATGACAAGCAATGGATTAGACCAAACAATAGAAATAATAGACACCTACTTAAAATTTAAATGAAAGTAAAACCTACATTTTTTAACACAAGATACGACAGATTGCATTGGGATCATACAGATACTAACAACTACTTGTTTACAATTTTATTCGATAGTGGTGCGGAAATGAATTTTATTTTAAGAGATTTGAAAAAAAACGAAAGTATATTAAATTATATTTATAAGAAATTGCACAGTAGATTTGATAATATTATAGAGATACATACAAGCAAATTATCATATGTGGAATATAACTTAATGAAGAAATATAAAGTACCTTCAGTCATAAAAATATGTTAGACGAATATCTTATTAAAAACTATGACAGGCTAAAAGATATAGCATTGAATATAGCAGGTATTAAAGAGTATGAAGAACTATTACATTTTGTTATTGAAGAATTATATAAATGCGACCAAATACGATTAAGAGAAATAATAGAAAAGAATCAAATGACATTTTATGCTGTTAGAGTAATGATGAATCAATTCCACTCAAACACTAGTAGATATTATTATAAGTATAAGAAATATTACGAATATCATACTACACAAACGATTGAAGCATTAAGTCCAGATAAATCTAAAAGCACTAAAAAACAAAAAGAGGAAATAGAAGTTAAGTTAGAATGGATAGAAGAAAAATTAAAAGATTTATATTGGTTTGATGCAGAAGTATTTAAATTATATTATAGAGAAAGTTTTAGCTTATCAGAAATGGCAAAAGCAACTAAGATCAATAAAAACACATTATACAAAGCAATTAGAAACGTGAAAAACTATTTAATAAATGAAAGATAATAATTCAAAAGGTTTAGGTGATTCAATCGAAAAGGCACTAAAAGCAACAGGGATTGATAAGGTGGCTAAAAAAGTATTAGGTGACGATTGTGGTTGTGAAGAAAGAAAAAAGACTTTAAATGCTATATTTCCATACGCTAAGGTTAGACAGTTTACAGAAGATGAATTGAAGATATATGAAGAAGTATTGTCAAGAACACAAGGAACAATAAGCGGAAAGGATCAAGCTACAATGGTCAAGTTATATAATAAAGTATTTAACGCTAATAAAAAAGTAAGTGGTTGTGGAAGTTGCGTACAACAGACACTAGCACAATTAGCTAAGGTATATGTAAACAGTTGTAAAAAATGAGTCAATTATATAGATTTTGTTGTAGCTGCACTAGAGTCACACTAGTACAGAAAGGTAAATGTTATTTTTGTAATAGCAGTTTTATAGTCTATGGTGTTAGTGATAGACAAATTAGTCCTGATTATGCAGAAACATACTAAGGTATATTTTGACTTTTTTGGTTATGATATAAGCGACACAATTTATTGCGAGATGTGCAATGCTGTCGCTCAGGACATTCATCACCTAGAAAAAAGAAATAAAACTAAAAACGACTTTATAGAAAACTTAATTGGTGTGTGTAGAGATTGTCATATTAAAGCTGAGAGTGATAGTAGTTTTAATATGTATTGCAGAATAAGACACCTAGAGCTTGTATGCACACAAATTTACGCACTAATAGACATTAAAAAGAAATTAGATGAATATAGAAAAAAATAGAGTATCAATACTAGAATCAGATTTTAATTATTGGTGCAGATTTGAAAAATATATAAGAGAATTTAAATCAGAAATTTATGAAGATGCTTATAAATGGGCAATAGATGAAAATAACAAAATTGGTTATCCTGATAAAACATTATTAAAATGAATATAGAGAAAATAGAAATAAATAAACTTAAACCTGCAACGTATAATCCTAGACAGATTAGTACAAAGCAATATAAAGATTTAAAAGAATCAATTAATAAATTTGGTTTAGTTGATCCTATAATAGTCAATAAATGCTACACCATAATCGGGGGACATCAACGCTACAAAATATGCAAGGACTTAGAATATAAAGATATTGGTTGTATAATACTAGACCTTAACAAAGAACAAGAAAGAGAACTAAATATACGTCTTAACAAGAATACAGGGGACTTTGATATGGATATACTTGCTAACGAATTTGACATAGACCAATTAGTAGATTGGGGTTTTAAGCATATTGACTTAGATATTAATATAGATAAAATTACAGAAGGCAATACTGAGGACGACCATATACCTGAAGTAAAAGAAAGCAGGGTTAAATTAGGTGATGTTTGGCAACTAGGAAAACACAGAATAATGTGTGGTGATAGCACAAAAGAAAGTGATGTTAAAAAACTAATGAATGGAGATAAAGCTGATATGGTATTTACAGACCCCCCTTATGGTTGTGATTTAAAAAGCACAAGATTAGGAGAAGAAGTTATCAATGATGAATTAGAAGGAGATGATTTAATAAACTTTTTTGATGCAGTCTTTAAAAATATACCTTTAAAAGATTGGGGTGTATTATATTGGTTTTATTCAACAAATAGAGTAGCAGAAACAAGAGCAATAGCAGAAAAGTATTATAAATTAAAAGATACCATTATTTGGGTCAAAGATAGTTTTGTTCCTGGAAGAAATGATTATCATAATAAATTTGAACCCATATTATATTTAGAAAAAATAGGCAAAGGAGAAGTTAAAAGAATATGGAATGGACAAAGAGATAAAAGCAATGTTTGGAATTTTGATAGAGATAGAAATGTTAAACATCCTACAAATAAACCTGTTCAATTAATAAAGTTTGCATTATTAAATAGTAGTAATAAAAACAATATAATAATTGACCCTTTTCTTGGTAGTGGTTCAACCTTAATAGCTTGTGAAAAGACTAAAAGAGTATGTTATGGAATGGAATTAGATACTAAATACTGTGATGTAATTATAGAAAGGTGGGAACAGTTTACAGGACAAAAGGCAACTAAATTATAATAGATTAAATAATACAAATGGCACAGAATAAAAAAGAGAAACTATTAAAGGCGTTACAAGAAACGCAAGGGCTAATATATCACGCTTGTAAAAAGGCAGGTAATATTAGTAGAAGTACATACTATAGGTATATGCGTGAAGATGAAGAATTTGCTCAAGCTGTTGAAGATATTAAGGAAGCTCAAATTGATTATGTAGAAGGACAACTAATTAAAAACATATCTAGTGGAAAAGAAACAAGTATTATATTTTACTTGAAGTCAAAAGCTAGGGATAGAGGATATGCAGAAAAAGTAGACATAACAAGCGGTGGTAAATCATTAACCGATTTAACTATACAAGTAATTGACACAGGCAAAGATTAAGACAACAAATGTATTTCACAAGGCGTATGCGTCTAAAACTAGAATTACGTGTCTACAGGGGGGCACCCGTTCTAGCAAGACGTATTCGCTTTGTCAATTGTTTATTGTTAAATGCTTAGAAGAAACAGGCAAAGTATTTACCATATGCAGAAAGACACTCCCTGCTCTTAAAGGCACAGCATATCGGGACGTTTTAAATATCTTAAAAGAACTAGAATTATATTCAGAAGAAAACCACAACAAATCAGAATTATCATATACCCTCAATGGCAACTTGATAGAATTTATAAGTATCGACCAACCTCAAAAAATAAGAGGACGAAAAAGAAATTATCTTTGGCTTAATGAGGCAAATGAGTTTGATTTTGAAAGCTGGACTCAGCTCACCTTGAGAACGACAGAAAAGATATACTTAGATTATAACCCTTCAGATCCTTATTCTTGGATATATGAAAAGGTACATACTAGGGACGATTGCACATTCTTGCAGTCTACATATCAAGCCAATCCATTCTTAGATGAAGATACTATTGCAGAGATTGAAAGACTAAAAGACATTGATCCTGATTATTGGCGTGTATATGGATTAGGTGAGATAGGAACAGTACAGACAATGATATTCAGAAACTTTCAACTTGTTGATGACGTGCAAGGGCGTTTGATTGGTTACGGTTTAGATTTCGGGTTCACTAATTCACCCACAGCATTAGTAGAGGTTAGACAATTAGATGACAACTTATATATTAGAGAATTACTTTATGAAAAGCGTTTAACTAATACTGACCTAGCTAATAAGATGAAAGAACTAGGAGTAGACAGGCAAACAGAGATTGTAGGTGATTCAGCAGAACCTAAATCAATAGAAGAAATATATCGTCAAGGCTTTAATATAAAACCTGCTAAGAAAGGTGCGGGTATACATTTAGGTATTGATATAATGCGTAGATACAAGCTAAACATTACTAAGGATAGCTTAAATGCAATAAAAGAATTTAGGGGTTATAAATGGGCAACTGATAAAAATGGTGATGTATTAAATACCCCCGTAAAAGTAAATGACCATTTAGTAGATGCAGTACGTTATCTGTGTTTAAACAAGCTGTCAATTAATCATAGTGGCAAATATTATATATTATGAAACTATACAACGGAGATTGCTTAGAAGTAATGAAGTCAATAGCTGATAAAAGTATTGATGCTATTATTACTGATCCACCTTATGGAACTACTGCCTGTAAATGGGATAGCGTTATTCCTTTTGAACCTATGTGGAAACAACTTAATAGAATAATAAAAGATAATGGTGCTATTGTTTTGTTTGGTAGCGAACCTTTTTCAAGTGCTTTAAGAATGAGCAACATTAAAAATTATAAATATGATTGGATATGGGAAAAAGATAGAGCAAGTGGACATCTTAACGCAAAAAAACAACCATTAAGAAACCTAGAAAATATATCTGTATTTTATAAAAAACAATGCACCTACAATCCTATAATGACAATAGGTAAAAAATCTAATTCAATAGGCAAAGCAATAAATGAGTTAAAATGTAAAAATAATAATTTATATGGCAAGTTTAAAAGAGTAAATAGAAAGGGAAATGAAAAATATCCAAGACAAGTTTTAGAGTATAAAAGACCACACCCACCAATACACCCAACGCAAAAACCTGTTGCTTTAATGGAATACCTTATTAAAACATATACTAATGAATTAGAAACAGTACTAGATTTTACAATGGGTAGTGGAACAACAGGCGTTGCTTGTTGTAATTTAAATAGAGATTTTATTGGTATTGAACTTGACAAACACTATTTTAAAATAGCACAAGAGAGAATAAAAAACGAATTATAACATTTTATATTTATAAGTAATGAAAGAGGTTAAATTAACAATCCCTGATAATTGGAAAGACATAACTATTGGAACATATCAAAAGTATGTCAAG